AAGTTAATAGATAGTACACACTTGTTTGAAGGTGATCTATCTATCGTGCCAGCAGGTGAGTACCACCAGTTTCATGCACACCAAGAGACTGAAGCACTGGAAATATATTGGACAGAGCTAAGTCATAATGATATTATGAGAGAAAATGTAGGAGGCATATGATGGATTTAATTATATTATTATTCACATTATTTTTTTAGGGGTTAATATGTCTTACATAATAGTTCAAATGGAAGACCCTTTTGATATAGAAACAAGTGCTATTCTTCCTGATGAAACAGGTAAGAAAGTAAATCAATTCTCTTCAGAAGTAGAAGCTAAGAAGTTTTTAATTCAATTAGGACTTGAAGATGAGCTAGAGTATGATGTTCAGATTGTGAGGTTACATTGAAAACATTATTTGCTGGTCTGTTTGGGCCAATTATATTACTACTAATAATATTTTATAGCTTACCTAGTAAAGCCAATGGGTTAGACTGTTTAGTTGAAGCTGTCTATCATGAAGCTAGATCAGAGAACATGATCTCTCAGATAGCAGTAGCTAACGTCATCTTACAAAGAGTGAGGGATGACAGATACCCTGATGAAATTTGTGAGGTAGTACACCAAGCAAAGAAGTGGAAGGGCAGGATCATTCGGAACAAATGTCAGTTCAGTTACTACTGTGATGGTAAAGCAGAGAGAATGAAAGACTATGCTTCTTTAGTGAGAGCAGTCAACTTATCTTCCCTCGTTTTACAGGGAGTTATGTTATATAAAACTATGGGAGCTACTCATTATCATGCCTATTATGTTAGACCTTATTGGGCTATGAAGAAAAGGTTTAAGAAGTTAGGCCGTGTAGGTAGTCATATCTTTTATGTTGACAAAGGTAAGTGAAAGGAGTATACTATGTATCATCCATTAGAGGTTAAGGAATTGCAGGATAAATTAAATAAAGAGAATGATATACTTCATAAACATATTAAATTATTAAAAGAACTTTTAGAAGAAAGAGAAAATACTATTAAAAAATTAAGGGAAGAGTTAGGTAGATCAGGTAAAACAACATGGGTAGAAGACAATGGATAGAAACTTATGGGATAAAGAACGTAGAACTATCTTTAAGAATCTTCTGAAAGAATATCAAGAAGAAGGTTATGATAAGCATGAAGCTGGTGCATTAGCTCGTAAAGAAGCTGATGAAATTATGGAAGAGAAAGAAGGTTTCATTTCTGATATATGGGATAGTGTTTATGAAGAAGAATGATTGGGGTTTATATCTTAAAAAAGATACAGGTGATGTTAAGGTAGATTCTTTTAAGAACAAACAGCAAGCAGAAGAAGAATTAAAATATCGAAACTCTCTATGTATTGCAATGGGATATACACCTGATTCTAAATATGTTATAAAAAAATCTGAGATGTAAGGAGTTTGTTATGACAGTTACACCAACGATGGGTCCATGTCATTACTGTGATTCAAGTGATGCTAATGCTACCTATCCTGATGATGGTCATTCATATTGTTATAGTTGTAAGAAATATGTAAGTGGAGAAAAGGAAATGGAAACAAAGGTTATATCTATGAACAATCCAACAACTCCTACATTAAAAAGTGTAGGACAATTTGATAATATTTCTGATCGTAAGATTAAGAAAGAGACAGCACAAAAATATGGCACACAAGTTATGAAATCTGGTAGTATGATAACACACCACATTTACCAGTACTGTGATAAGGATGGAAACCATATAGCTAATAAGGTACGAGAGGTTCAGAATAAAAAGTTCTGGTCTGAAGGTAATCTTTCTGGATCTGGTTTATTTGGTGAACATCTTTTTAATAGAGGTGGTAAGTTTATTACTGTATGTGAAGGTGAGGTGGATGCTATGTCTGCCTATGAGATGCTTGGTGATAAGTGGCCTGTTGTATCTATTAAGAATGGAGCAGCATCAGCCCTTCAGAATTGTCGTGACTCTTTTGAATACCTAGATAAGTTCGATAAGGTTGTTCTCTGTTTCGATAATGATAAGCCGGGTAAGGAAGCTGCTCTACAGGTGGCAGAATTGTTTGAGCCAAACAAGTGTAAAATATTTGATATGGATCTGAAAGATGCTAATGAATATCTCAAGACCAACCAACGTAAGAAGTTTAGTGATGATTGGTGGAACGCTAGAACATTCACACCAGCAGGTATAGTTAATCTTGCTGACCTTGGTGCATCTCTTTACGATGAGAAGTATTGTGAGACAGTACTCTATCCTTGGAATGGTCTTAATGATAAGACATATGGTATGCGTACTGGTGAGCTAGTAACTTTTACCAGTGGTGCTGGTATGGGCAAGAGCAGTATCATACGTGAGCTTATGCACCATGTTATGAATAATACAGAAGATAACATTGGTGTACTGGCAATGGAAGAGAACATTCGCAATACTGCATTTAATTTGATGAGTGTAGAAGCTAACCAAAGATTATATATTAAAGAGATTAGAGATAGATTTACCAGAGAACAGCTTACTGAATGGCAGGAAAAGACTATAGGTACAGGCAGGTTCTTTGCCTTCGATCACTTTGGGTCTATCTCCAACGATGAGATACTGGCTAGGGTTAGATACATGGCTAAAGCTTTAGGATGTAAGTGGGTTGTCTTAGATCACTTATCTATCTTAGTGTCAGGCCAAGAGGATATGGGTGATGAACGTAAATCTATTGACATTCTAATGACTAAGCTACGTTCTCTGGTTGAAGCTACAGGAATAGGTCTATTACTTGTCAGCCATTTACGTAGGCCAGCAGGTGATAAAGGGCATGAGGATGGACGAGAAGTGTCTCTGTCACACCTTAGAGGGTCAGCTAGTATAGCTCATTTAAGTGATAGTGTAGTGGCCTTAGAAAGAAATCAGCAAGCTGAAGATGAATTAGATGCTAACACAACTACCATTCGTATCTTGAAGAATAGATATACAGGTGATACTGGAATAGCATGTAAATTATTTTATGATAAAGATTCTGGTAGGATGACTGAGATTGATAATCCTTTTATTGAGAATGAAGATCAAGGAGAGGAAGTGTTATAATGGTAACAGCCGTAGTTGATATTGAAACAGATAGTCTGGATGCAACTCAGATACATTGTATCGTAGCCTGTGAATATGAAACAGGCAAAGAAAAAATATGGATACAAGAAGAGTGTGTAGAGTTTGCATCTTGGTCTAAGATGATTGATACTTTTATTATGCATAATGGTGTAAGCTTTGATGCACCAATACTTAATAGATTAACAGGATCGCAGATCAAATTATCTCAAGTACGAGATACTTTAATTGAGTCTCAGATCTTTAATCCAACTAGAGATAAAGGACATTCTCTTGAAGCATGGGGTGATAGATTAGATTTTCCAAAAGGAAAACTAGATGACTTTAAATTTTATTCTCCTGAGATGCTTGAGTATTGTAAACAAGATGTTAACCTTACTCGAAAGGTAGCACAAGAACTAGAGAAAGAAGGTTCTAACTTTTCCTCTCAGTCTTTAATACTTGAAGCAAAAGTCAGGGCTATTGTAGATCAACAAGAGAAGAATGGTTTTTATTTCAACCTACGTGAAGCTATGTCTTTTCTTGCTACCTTAGAAGAAGAACAACATGATCTTGAAGAAAAATCTCAAGAGATATTTGAACCTAGAGAGGTACAGTTAAAAACAAAAGTAAAGTATATTCCATTTAATATAGCTAGTCGTAAACAAATTGCTGAAAGGTTAATGGAACGTGGATGGGAACCTAATAAGTTTACAGATAAAGGTAATGTGATTGTCTCAGAAGAGATATTAGATACGATTGATATACCAGAAGCTAAAATGTTTAGTCGGTACTTTCTTTTACAGAAACGTACTGGCATGATTAAATCTTGGATTGAAGCGTGTGAAGAAGATGGTCGTGTGAGAGGGAGGGTTATGACATTAAGAACTGTAACAGGTCGTATGGCTCATAACTCTCCCAATATGGCACAAGTACCAGCCGTCTATTCACCTTATGGTAAAGAGTGTCGATCACTCTGGACAGTAGATAACACAGATACACATGTCTTGATGGGTACTGATGCATCTGGACTAGAGTTAAGATGTCTTGCTCACTATATGGATGATGCTAACTTTACACATGAAGTTTTAAATGGTGATGTACATACAGCTAATATGAAAGCTGCTGGTCTGACTGATCGTGATCAAGCTAAGACTTTTATCTATGCTTTTCTTTATGGTGCTGGCCCTGCTAAGATAGGTAAGGTGGTAGGAGGTAATGCTAAGAAAGGACAGCAACTTATAACTAAGTTCTTATCTAACATGCCGAAGCTAAAGAAGCTTAGAGATAACGTAGCTGAAGCTTGTAAGAAAGGTACTTTACCTGCTCTTGATGGTAGGTTGTTACACATTCGATCAGAACATGCAGCAGTTAATACCCTGTTGCAGGGTGCTGGTGCTATAATATGTAAGCAATGGCTTGTTCATATCATGGAGCGTGTACGTAGAGCAGGTATTGATGTTAAGTTAGTAGCATCCATACACGATGAGTATCAGTTTGAAGTGGCTAAGAAAGATGCTCAAAGATTTGGACAGATTACCAAAGATGCAATGCAGGATACTGAGAAGACACTTAAGGTTCGATGTCCTCTTGACTGTGAGTTTAAAATTGGAACTACATGGAGTGATACACACTAATGCAACATCAACAAGAACTATTTAATGATATAAGATCTATTGATAAATCTAAAAATACAAAAGTTTGTATTAAATGTAGTGAGGAAAAACCTCTTGAAAGCTTTATAACTTTAGGGAGAAGAGATCTTAAAAACAACCATGTAAGAATGAATATATGTAAAAAATGTGAGCGTAAAAAACATAAACAAGTAGCTGAGTTAAAAAAAACACATGTCTATCCTGATAAAAATTATAAATGTCCAATTTGTTTTAAGATACCTGAACAAATTATTCCAGAAACAAACGGAAAAACATCTCCATTTGTTTTAGATCACGATCATAAAACAGGAGCTTTTAAAGGATGGATATGTAATAAGTGTAATTCAGCATTAGGTTTCTTTGAAGATAATATTAATTATGTAAGAAGGGCATTAAATTATTTAGAAGAATACGAAGATAGATGCAGAAAGAAAACATACTTAATAGATAATAAGTAGTGTAGTACTTACGTAACTACTTATTATCTTATTATAGAGGAGAATAAATGGCACATAACAATCGTAAATTTGATAAACAATCCTACATGGCTAACGATGAGAGAGCTAAGAAAGCAATCGTAAGTTATCTTGTAGCTAATAAGTTCACAGACATTGAAGCTAAAGAAGAT